ACAATGTGTAGAACGGGCTCACCTTCAATCTGATAGATGGCGAAGTCTACGGTCTTGTTGCCTGATACTTCTAGTTTTGCTAAGTGGGAAAAGCTAGCCATTGTTTAGTGCTCCAATAATTATGAGGGGTAAGTCTTCTTGACTTGATTTAAGGATAGACGAGTTTTCGATTAATGCAAATTTTATTTTAATGCAGATACAAAACGACCGCAAGAAGCGGCCGAGTCGTAGGGGTTATGTTAGGCACCGGGCCAAAGTTCAATATCCATATTAAAGTTCTGGAACGAACGGGAACATAGAGATACCAATCGAGTTGCCCGTCGTTGGGTCTTGGAACGCCTCAGACGTGACATTAATCAGCACTGACTCATTGACCGGGAACTCTGCGTCGCCGCCGCCTAGCGTCATTGCAGGGATGTCGAACATGATAGCGCCATCATCGTTCTTAACAGCGAAGTCCATTGCTACCGTTGTGTTGTTACGAACAGCTTCAACAACCGCACTATCGGTAAACACTAACTGCGCTTCGATGTTAACTTCGAAGTTACCGTAGTTCATGAACTTGGCACCGAGGTTACAAAGAACTTTTTCTGGCGACACGTTATTGTTCAACGTAATCGTTAGAGATTTAAAGTCCGTCGTTAGGCCCGTTTCATCCAACTCAGTGATACGCAAACGCGCACAATCGGTAGTGGTGTTGTATGCGCTGGTACGTGCTGGGTCGATTGCGTTTTCTGCTTCGTCCGCACGGGTTTCTGTTGGCGGTAGTGTGTCCGTACCAATGAAGGCGAAGGCCACTGTCGCTTTATCCGCTAACGGCATTGTTAACGCCATAGTGTTACAGAAGTTACCTTTAGCATACGCATACTTCGAATCAGTACCGTTAGCCGCTAGGCCCGGGTATTCTAGTTCGAACTGGTATGAACGTTCTAGGAAGTTCGCGTCATCCGTTGGCACGTTCTTAAGGAAGCGTCCAAAGAAGATTTGAATTTCTTTACCTGTACCAGAATCAGTAACGAAGGTTTCTGTCGCCTTGTCGAGAACAACTGCGGTAGCTGCAACCGAAACAATACGAGCATAGCCCGAGTTATCCGTACTTGGTGCCGCAAAGAAGCGGTTGATAGTCGCTGTGCCGCCAAGAAAGATAAACTGACCCACTTGCATAGGTAACGTTGTAAAGTCTAGCGCAGTACTGCCTAGAGTGATTACACCGCCTGATTCGGTGATGGTAATGTCACCTGTTGCACCTTCAACGCCTGCCACTTCTACGCGGGCTGTTGCTGGCGGTGTCGCTTCGGTCGCTAGACCTGCTGCGGTAATTGCTGTAGACGTTGGTGTGCCATTCACAACATGTAGGCCGTTGTTACCCGGTACACCGAAGTCTACACCGCGGACCAATGAGCCCACAGGTAGCACCGTTCCCGAGTCTACTGTATATTGCGTCGCGGTTACTGCCGACGGCGTACGGTCTATTTCACCTAAGAAGTTCGCGAAGACGAAACCTTCTGCAAAGTCATCGAAGTGAGCTACGATTAAATCCGCGTCAAAATCTACCACGCTGTCTAAATCGGTAATCGTACCTTTACGGCGCTGTCGGTTACGCGAAATAGGGCTACGGGCCACGGTTGTAATCGTCGCACCAAAAGACCCAATCGAGTTAGGTTCTAATAGGTCCCATATCGGCGTAGCCGGGAGGATACCTAAAGCTTCTTCAATCGCCACCGCTAGTGACGTGTTATTCGTGAGTACTCTACCCATGTGTCGGGCTCCTATTTAATTTCTTCATAAGTGAATTCGGTTTCAACGTTCGTGGCGTACCACTTACCTTCGGCCCCGACTTCGCGGTTAACTGAGTTGCCCGTCCATACGTCAATTGACAACCTCTCGCCTTCTAGAATGTTCATAGCCAATTGGGCTAGCGTATCTGATTCTGACGTACCCGTATTAACGGGGGTGAATACTTGCACAAAAAAGATACCTTCACGTTTGTACCTTCTGTTCCCTTTCTTGCCTATCGAAGACTGTCCGCCTTCTTGTCCCCGGGCAGTTAAGCGAACCCAAGGGTCCGACTCTGGCTCTATGAACTCGCCGTTGTCGGTGTCAATCAATGTCGTAGCGCCCCATGCAAGGATAAACTTATCGTAAATCAGCTTACGGGCTTCGTTAATTGTTGCCATACTGTACCTGCCTTTTGGTTATCATACCCTTTTTTCTACAGCTTGTAATCCCTTTAATATTGACAACTGCACAAAGGGGTTCGGTTGCTGTGTCGAGTGACCCGAGTTTAGTCTCTCGATATACGGGACGTTGTTACTTACAAAAACTATAGCTGGTAATTTGTAAAGTGCCAACACCTTAGCGATACCTTCTTCTTTCGCTGTGGCGGTTACACTCTCTTTTGTCCCTACGGTCCCTACATGGGAAGACCCGATATTAGGGACCCAGTTCGCTTGAGCCCAACCAGTATCGACCGGGGTATCTTCTCCAAGTACCGCGGTCACTTCTAGGGTTATCTGCTGGACGATGTCCTCTGTAAAGCTCTTTAGCTGTAGCGCGACGCTTGCCGCGGATTCATGTTGTGCCATACTATCTAGTCTCCACTGCTACCAATGAATCTAGTTCGGCTAGTACGTCATTAGTAGACGTCTTGTTCCGTACTTCGATTTTTACGAAGTCATTAGTATCTAGCGTAGTGTTAGCACTAAGGTTGAAGAACGCCACGTCACGGCCCCCACCAATCGGTAATAGCGCGTTCATCTGTCTTTGCTGTGTACTGACAGACACAAATGATGACGCGGAATCGTCCCATTTTGAAATTTTAATTTCTACTACTTCCGCGGCTGTACCTGATACTGATAAATCCACATCTACTTTATAGTCCCTAGGTGAGTCGCCAATGTGGCGTATATGACCATTAGCGGGGCTGTCGAAATGCTGTAGTGAAGACGCGGTCCATGTTGCTGCCAAGTCTTCATAAACGTCTATCGTGTTAATCGTTGTTGTTACTTCTACGGTGGACCTTAAATCACCACCTTCAAAAGTATTGTTGACGCCGATATTATCCCTAAAGACACTCGCTAAGTCTGTATTATCCACGTTCGGTAATATCGTAGCGTCACCCGGGTTAACAACACCATTCCGCGTTATGATACACCCGTTTAATTGCAGCGTAGACGCGTTAGGGAAGTTGGCAGGTTCAAAGTCAAGTAACGGTGCTAATGTGCCTAAGTCGGCGTTTATATCCGTTAAGAAACGTGACGCCATTGTGAAGGTAGGGCCCGCTTTAAAAAGGGGTTCCGCGATAGCGTTATCAAGCTGACGAACAATAGAAGTCGTAATACGATAACCACCGACCCATTCGCCATCGAGGGTCAATGACGGAGAGCCACCGAAACGGCCTGTACCCAGTTCTAGCCCTTGACGATAGTTCGTAATCTTACCTAGTGATGTACAGTCGTTATAGTTGATTCGTGAGAACTCGAACGCCTCAAAACCTGTGACCGAAAAAATGTCATAGACTTGTGCGTTGACCCCAGTGACTTCGACCGCGTAATCCATACCTAACAGGTTCCCGCTGCCGCCTACTGGGGACACGAACATAGTATAGTCTTCGGTGCTGTCAGTAAGTTTAGAGTTATCGAAGGTATAACCCGATAGCGTTAGGCCCCCCGCGGGTACTTCTATCGACACGCCCTTCATATCTATGATGCCGTCAAGAAAGTACGTCTTAGCACTGTCCAATGGTCCTTGTAAGTCTCGATACGAATTAACAATTACTAAATTCTGTAAATGCTTCGGGCCGTACGCTCCTTTGATTCCTGCTCCCATGATTTTATTCCTCTTAAGTGTTTTGATTCTGTCCTAGTTTACACTAGATGCACAAAAGCCCCAACTAAGGGGCCGATGTTCCTAACTGTCCACTGGTTTAGCTCCTACCTTGAGCGCGTTTACCCCTGCCACTATCCAATTCGTTGCAGTGTCCGGGTCAATGTTATGCCTGTCTGTCTTAAGCACGTAGGTTCCTATTAATCCCTGTGCCGCGAAGTCTGTTTCCGTTGCCCCTGAGATAGAGAACTGCACTATGTCAAAGGGTGCGCTTTCGTTTACCCGGGCCCGTGAAACTAGCTCTACCGCGTGGACCAATGTTATACCTCCCGGTAGTGCTGGAAAGGTGTGGTCCTGTTTGGCTAGTGCCGTCTGCGTGGTAATAACCGTGGTGTCACCATCGGGTGAACCTAGAGGGTCATCTACGTCTGCAAAGGTCCCTGTCCAAGCACTATTATCGCCTGCGCCTGTTGGTAACAGCTCATGTATTTGGTGTAGGTTCATTCGAGCTACAGACCCTTCCGCAAGTAGCAAGTCATCTATGATGCACTCCGTCGAATTCCCCCCGCTTATGTTAGTAGTCACATTCGTAGTAGTCCCTAATAAACAGTCTACATCGGTTGCTGACAACTCGGAGCTACCATCTACCCATACTTCGGCTGTGCCCACGTCGTCAATAAATACACGAATTTCTATATGGTGCCATGTAGTCGCAACGATAAGACCTGCGGCCGTTGAACCACGCGATACCCCTGCGGTAAACAGCTCTAAGGAACCGTCCGCGTTTAAGACTACATTCGCGTGTGCGGTGTTACCCGAGGGCATTGTCCCTGTCACTGCGGAGTCACTTAAATGATAGATGTTACTCGTGGCCCCTATGGTAGTCCATTTAGCCCAGTAGGTGACACCCCATCGGGGCTGTGTCGCTACACTACCTGCGAATTCCGCAATGACTTGGGTTAGCCCATTAAGCTTGTACCCATTGCCCCCAAAGCGACCCCCTGCGATAGAACGAGCGCCCCCTGCGGCTGCCCATCCATTAGCGAGTAAATCCGCGCTGTCGTCCGATATGGTCCCAAAGCCTTCCATCCGGGTTATGGTCGTTCCGTCCCCTTGGTTTATGATTACGGCGGTGGTATGCAGGACTTCCGCAGAGAACCTAGTTACCTGTATGGCAGGGGCCGTATCAAGAACTGATAGAACTTCCGCGGATGCCCTTGTCACTTGGATGGCCGGGTCAGTATCAACAACTGATACAACTTCGATGGCCTCTCTCGTTATTCGTATGTCAGTCATACACTACCCCTAATGGTAATTCACCGTGATTAGTATTCGCCGTAAGCTCCCCACAGTTGCTTCGGCAGTGGTGATTATGACTTCCGCAGCGAATCGAGTTACTTGTATCGTCGGAGTCGTATCGACAACGGATAGAACCTCGACTGCTTCCCTTGTTACTTGGATGGCCGGAGTCGTATCAACAACTGATACGACTTCTATTGCCTCCCGCGTTACGCGTATATCTGTCATAGCCTACCCTTACGTGGTAACTTCCACGCCTACTTTGAGAGCATTAACACCCGCCGTTGCCCACGCTGCCGCAGTGTCAGGGTCGGTTTCGTGAAGCTTAGTGCTGTACTTGTAAGTTGTACTTGCTAACAGCTCGTCACTATCTGCCCGCGTAACATTCGATAGTATGTAAGGTGTAGCGCCTTTAGTTCCTGAGTCAGATTTATTAATCTCTGCAACTAGCTGTACTGCATGGATGGTGGAAGGCGTTGTAGCTAAATCACCCATACCGAACTCACTCTTATCTGTCACAGTAGCGGAAGATATTACGGTAGTGTCGCCATCTGACGAACCGAAAGGGTCATCTATGTCTGTAAAGACCCCGGTGAAGTCCGCTTGTGCGGTATTCGCATCGGGTAGTAGTGTTGCTATTTGATGTTCTCCTAATAGCGGCTGTTCCGTACTCGCATCCTCTTGTACCACTACATCGTCAAAATGGATGTCGCCATTAAATGCGATAGATGAGAATGTTTGAGAGGCATCTGTAAAGTCACCTGCTGCATTAACGACCAGTCCACCATCGACATAAACTTTACCATTACCAGAAACATTCGTGTCAACCTGACATTCAATGTGATGCCACGTACCTGCGACTATAACGCCTGCCGCAGAGGTTCCATGTGTTACACCGTCACCGCCTATCGCTATAGCACCCCCTGCAAGAGCTTGAAAATGGAAGTGAGAGGTTGTTGTTGAAGGGGCCGAGAGTGAACTTGACGCGGAGTTTAGCGCGAATATAACAGTGGTAGATTGAGTATCCACCTTTAACCAGAAAGAGACAGTGGTGTGTCGTATGAAATTCCTTGTAAGCCACGCTACAGTATTGTTACCTGTGAGGCTATGGGACTGTGTACCGAACGGACCACCTGTACTTTCGACGGCCCCCTCCATAACCGCCCAGCCTTTTAGCACTAACTCGGAGTTTGCGCCGCATAAATCTAAACCGTCTATGAAAAATATACTCATTATAAATTGCCTCTTAAAGTTACACCAATGTCGGCAAGCGTTGCGTCTGCTGTGCCCTGATTGACCAATTGGAGTCTGTCCCCGACTGCGAATTCTACCGCAGTCGCGAAAGTGAATGTCGCTACATTAGCACCGAGCGCAATGTTAATCGAGCCCACAGAAGAAGTGTTCTTCTGAATGTCTATTGTAGCCGAAGCGGCGGCGGCTGTTTCTGCATACGCTTCTGAGCCCGCTAAGGCCACTGGTAGCGTGAATTTTCTATTTACAACGAATGATAGCAATAGCTCCGCGTCGCCCGGTACGGCTGCTACAAAGGCCCCTACGTCTATCGTTGTGGAGCCCGAGGCATACGCCCCTTTAATTCCTGCACCCATAATGACTTCCTTACGTTATGTTACCGATGAATCGTATGCGGCAATGCGTCGCCACGTCTACTGAGTCTAGCACAACTTTTACCGTTACGATGTTGGCTGCCCAGCTTACTAAGCAATCGTCCGCAGAGTTTACCACGTTGTCAGTAAAGGCTAGTTCCTTGGTTGGTAGTAGCGGCGTTATGATCGTGTAAGTTTCTGTGCCCGCCGTTGGGTCAACCACGGTAGTTCCGCCCGCGTCGCTATAGTATTCCACCGCAGCGAACGAATGACGGTAAGACGGGTCTACGTCTAGTTCCAATGTGGCCGCGCCCCCCGCGAGGGCAATGACGGGCGAGGTGCGTAGTCGTGCTTTTAGTAAATGCGTATATGCTTTACTCATAGTTCAGTTACTCCCCTTTGTCTGCTAGTTTAGCTGCTTTACGTGCTGCTTTACGACGGGCTGCTTTCTTCGCTTTCTTTTGTTCTTCCGTCAGTTCTGGTTTTTTGTCTTCTTTGGACGTGTCCACAACTTCGGTCATTTTAGTATCTACCGACGTTAGGTTTTCTTCAATTTTTTCTACTAGTACTTTAGCTTCTTTAACTACTTGCGAGTCCATAGGCTGTAGTGTGGGCTCCATCGCTTTCAGCTCTTTTTCTGATAGGGAGTCTTGTGCATGTAGCATATTAAGTTTACGGCCGTCATACATCTGACGAAGGCGACGGACACTACAGCCAATCGAACGCCATGGGAATTCTGCGTCTGCTAAAAAGGTGCGGCCCGCGAATTTAATTGAGCGCATTACAACGAATTTTTGGCGGCTATCGAATGTTGGTCTAACTGACATAATTTTTTCTACCTTATAAAGAATAAAGGCCCTAAGCACATGATGCGGAGGGCCTATAAATTACTTAACCGTTAGCTAGCTTATACTGTTGTCGCTGCTACGATGTCTTCGAAGAAGAAGCCTAAATCCGCAGAGATAAGTTTCTGGTCAAACGCCATATCAATCTCTACGCGGTCCGACTCTAGGTGGTCCATGCGGAAACGTTTAATACGTTGGCCTTGAGCTTGGGCACCTAAGTAACCCGTCCAAGAGAACGTATAACCGCCTGACGGAGTCATAAGACCCGGCGATGGTGCTGAGTACACTAATAGCGCGTGACGGCCACCGATGAACTCATGTACGTTTGCTGCACCTTGCGCCGCAGTGTTAACGATAGACTTCATAACGAAGATACGTTCCACTTTAAGCAAGCCAACCAATTCAGACAGTTCGATTTGAGCTGGACCGCCTGACGTTTGGCCGTACTTAACACGGTCAACAATATCGGGATGGTCTGATAACGCATCAAGAACACGTTGACCCATAACCAATGTGTTCGGCTCAAAACCTGTGCTTTCTAACACGATTGTTTTAGCTGCTCGAACGTCTTCAATTGGCGTACTGTCGTCTTGGTTCCAAAGTAGAACTGACGTGCCCGCTACTGGCGTTGCAGTGATACCTACACGGTTGTTAGTCCACACACTTGTCACGAAGAACTTAGTCGCCCATAGACGTTCACGCTTGATTAAGCCTTTACGTGTAACAAGCTCGGTTGCTTCTTTATCCGGCGCTAGTTCAGAATCGGAATTCGAACGGCGTTGGTCCGAGATGTCGTGATGGAACGCGTATACTTTCGCATAGTACGGCGTGTCAACTTCGATAGCATACTCGCCACCCGCTGACTCTGTACCCGGCGCACGTTCTTTCATTTCATCGCGGTTGAAGTAACCACGGTCATACATGTAGTAGAGGTCCGACTGCTTGCTAACTGGGATGTTAGGGAAAACAGAATCCGCTACGAAGTTTTTTGCGTCCTGCAAATACGCTACTGAGATGTTAGTCAGCGGGCGATTTACATGAACGTCACCTTTAGTTGGACTTGGCATTTTTTAAGCTCCTATGGCTTATAAATTTAATTAGTTACTAACTTGCTTACTTAGTCACTAAGACTAGGTAGTAGCTTGTTCGTAGTTACGGATTAACATTGATACCACGTCGCCTTCAACGCCACCTGTTAACAGGATACCGCCTACATAGTGACCTAGTGCCGGGGTGGCTGCTGTTACTGCGCGGCCTTCGTCGTCGGATTTAACCTCGACGCCTGCGGTAATCGTAGCACCAAGAATAATCAGCGTTACGCCATCAATACCAATTTCAGACGCTTCTAGCGCCGCACCAGTTTGTTGACCTGCTTTGTCTTGCTGTACACCTACCACGCGTTCGCCTGCGGCCGTAACTGCAATAGTGTTGCCCGAGGTATTCATGTTGACGAAGCGGTATTGGTTCGCGCTTAAGTCAGCGTTCGCGAGCATTGAGATTGCTCTTAAAGATTCATTTGTAGCCATGTTTGTTTATCTCCAATCAGCTCGCGGGTTACGCTACGCTTTCGTTGTAAAGGGCTTCACCTTCTGGCGTAGCAAGGACCGCTGAATACGCTTTAGCAAATGACATAGTGTTGTCTTTCGCATACGTTTTCGCGAGTGTGTCTAGTTGTGATTCGGCATCACCTTCGGCGGTTACAGACGACGGACCGCCTAGACCTTTTTTAACGAACTTACCTGCCGCGGCAGCGTTCATCGCTTTAAGGGTTGTTTGAGCTTCACCACGTAACGTTTCATCTGTGATTGAATCAACCGACTTGATGATAGCTGAACGAGCTTCAACGGAACCAGTAACGTTACCTAGTTCGGTTTCTGCACGTTTCGCTAGTTTAGCTACTGCGCCGCTTTCAACTTCGGAATCTAAGCGTTTAGTTAATGCGTCGTTCTGTTTAGCCATATCAACCATGCGGTTGTCATCTGACTTACGGAACTCAACGCCGTCAGTAGTAGTGTAAATAATCGGGTCAGCTTTTAATGCTTCTTCGATGTCTACATTACGTTCGGTGTGCGACTTGCCTAAGAAAGTTTCTTGACCTTCTTCGCCTAGTTTCGCATGGTGCGATTTTTCAGTGTCCGAAAGACCACCTAATTTAACCGCTGTTTTCAACGTTTTTTTCAACGCGACTAATTCTAGTTTAGCTTTCGCTAGTTGTTCTTCTACAGTCATTTGGTTCTCTCCAAGTTTTATAAATGCAGTGGTCTTGCTTAAACTGTCTTCCAATTCGGTAACATTACCATGTTCTTGCAAATAATCAAAGGTTTTGTTTAGCGAACCTAAAAGGAAGCTCTGCACATCCACTGCGGATATGTCGTGCGTGTGGCCGTCATTTTCGCTTACAACGAAGTTACCTGCGGCGTCGATAACGACGGAATGATAGTGCGACGAGTCCGAAGCGTCACCGCTTGCGTAGCCTACATCTAAGTATAGACCATCTTCGTAGAACCGCACACGTATTCCGTGTTGATGACCGCTTTCCGAGCTAGTTAGTAAGTCAACTAGGTCGCCGCTCTTTTCGGTTGGCGTTTCGGTGCTGCCCTTATGTGACTTAAAGAATGTAACGTCGGCATGTGGATTAGCTCCACGGGCTGTCAACGCTACGGCGGTTAACTTGGTCATGTGCATAACGCGGGGCTTGCCATCGTCATGCGGTGTTAACTTAGTTACTTTTTTGCGTGGTGCCATTATTCTATAACCTCTCGTGTGCAACTACCTTCAATGCTGAACATTAACTTGTTCTTGATAGCATCTTCGTAATCGTCTTTGTCTGCAATCTGGAAGCTGCCGAAGTGACCTAGTTTTAACACTGGGATGTCGTCAACGGGAATACCAGTTATTTCGTGTACCAGCATCTTAGCGAATTCTTCGGTGTCAATCAAGATATTATCAATGAGGGTGCCCACTGACTCGCCTTCGTGGTCAAAGTTCGCGCTACGGTACTCTTTCGAGAACTCCACATAAACGTCACGGTAACTAGCGATGTCTACAGCTTCGTTATCACTGTCCATCACAGTTTCACCGTCAATCTTGAATACGCTGAACCACCCGCCGATAATCTGTTGGGACGCGTCCTGTTTGAACACTTCACCGCCCGATTTATAGTTCTTATCTTCTTTACTCATATTATAGTTACTCCGGCCACTTGGCCTATTGGTAAAAGTCGTGTGGTTACAAGACAACGACATTGTATCGTTTCTTTCCCCGGTGCGTTTTCGTCCCCCGGGTACATGAGCAATACGCCTGCGTCGGACATAAACTCTATGCCAAAGCCGCGTTGTTGTCCCTGCATACCGTCATGGGTATCACGGACCCGGTCATCTTTCGCCCGGTTCCACGTCCGTAGCAGTCTTTCCCTTTCAAGGATGCCCGTCGCTATCGCTTGGTCGTACATAAGGTTATTACCTTTATGCGCCGCTGCTAATGCTTCGGTTCGTGCTATCACTTCCGCTCGGTGCTTTACACTACGTTCAATGTAGCGATTGACCATCTTATCAATCTGTTTCGCTGATAAGGGGTCCCCCGAAGATAGCGCGTTCTCCACCGTTCGGTCAAACCTTCCGTCACGTAGGGCTCTATTTAACGCTGCCGCGCTATTGCTCTCAAGTGCTCTACGGTACGACGCGACCGCTTTATTCTGGTTAGGCGTTAGCCCGATAGCGTCCCGGAACCGTCGCGCTTGTTGTATAGGGTTATCACCGTTAGTAATGCCCTCGATTAATGTCTCCCGTATTGTTTGCATCTGCGTTGTGCTAAGGCCCTGCATGATTCTTAATTTAGTATCACGCATTGCGCTTACAGCATGATCGTTAGTCTGGTCAAAGCTTACTACCACCTTGAGTGCTGACTGTAGGAACTCTGCTGTACTTGCTCCCGACGCGGCGATAGCTGTCACCACCACGTCAGAGAACTTAGCTATGGACTGTTCCACCTTTTCGAGGGCTTGAGTTAAAAGCCCCTGTTCGATTAGGTCCGCTATCTCGTTTAATACTAGTTCACTTTTAATGGTGCCCATGAGTACTAGGAACGCGGCGGTGAAGTCCGTCTCGAATCGACTCACTAGACCCTCTATACGTTCTAGGGGGTCTGTGTCGTCCTGCTTCTCTACTCGACTACACATTCAAACAACGCTCCCGCGGGGTCCCGTACTACGCCCTTTTCTGCGATTGTATGGTCCTCGTTCTCAATGAATATAAGGTCGCCCGGTTCTGGGACGATACCATCTGGTAGACTCGCACCCAATATCGCAATACTTCTAGCACTGTACTGCGATGTAGTCCCTTTACGGTATCGAAGCGCGTCATCATCCACGAAGCCCCTCCCGGGGTGTTCGACAATGACAGGTATTTGCTTCGTGGAGTCACTAGGGTCACGGCTCGTGGATAACTTTTTAAGTGTGAGCGGGAACACTAGCGGCCCCATGTTCTTGCTCATTAGCTGGGCGATATTCGCATTAAATATATTGGGTAAATGTGACATTATAGTGGCCTCTGACATCCAAAGCGTCCACGGTCTGTGAAGCCTGATTCAACACAAGTGCCTGTCACTGTAGGAGTAACCCCAAGTGCTGCACCGCTTGACGCTAAGAACATGCCCAATATATCCATGACAATAACGGGGAACCTTGCGCCGTCAGTAGCACGGAAGAACTCCATACTAGCCGAGCCCGCTTTCATACCCTTAATGTTCGTACCTGTCGCGTCATTGCTATCAAGTAGTGACACATCCGCGAGCAATGCGAAGGCATACTCGAACTGTCCCTCGCTAGCGACTGTTAGTGTCTCCGCGGGCGTTAGGTCTTCGCCCTCTGTACCTGTTAGACCTGTACGGCCAAACGCTAACGCTTGCGAACTAATTTCTTTCTCGCCCTTCCACTTCTGACGCTCAAGAACTCGTGTCGCTTCAACTAGACCTGACGAGCGCATATCCGAGGTGTACGCTGCCCATGTTAGACCGCGAATTGAGTCTAAGAAATAGGTGTCCGCGTCAGCAAGTGACGCATAACTGTTAGTACCTACGACTAGTGCCATTATTTGTGTCCTCCCATTAGTTTATCGACTTCTTCTGCTATCTCGTCGTCGTCTTGGTGGTCTGAATTATGACCCGTTAAAGCAAGGTCTGATAGTACTTTATCAAGGTCCACCCGTGAGGTGCCAAGTAAGTCACGAATCTCGTTAATGATAGGGTCATCCGGCATAATCGGAGCGCCCGCACTAGCAAGGTCTTTCAGTGCAATTGTAATTTCTTCAACATCTTTAAACTTGATTGCTTCTGGTTTGAAGGTAGGCATCTTCTGCATGTCCATGCCGTTCCATTCGCCTAATGCCTTAATGATAGACTTCTTATAAGATTCTGCCAACTCCATGAGCGTAGAATCCACAATTAAAAAGAAGTTCTGAGATTTATCACGCGATAGTGCTTCTGAACCACGGCCGTCGGCACCCAGTAATAACGCTTCTACACCTAGCAAGCGAGCAATTTCATGGTTAAGGCGATTGATTGCCACCGCTATTGCTTCCTGAGACGAGCTAGAACCGTTTAAAAGCTCTACCCCCCACTTGTCCTTACCTGATACGCTTTGCGCTGTATCTACTGCTCTGTAGGCGCTAGAATCCACCATCATGCCTAACTTGGCAGACTTAATGTGATTCGATACGAAGCTACGGAGCGGTGAAAGGATAGCATCCATCTCGGCTTTCGTTATCTCACCGTTACGCACTAGCTCGGATAAATCCTGTAACGGGGCCTTAACTACCGGGATACCGCGGAGGTCTGTTTCAAAACCGAACGCTTCTAACTGCTCATAGCGTTTCAGTTTATCTACAGTCTCTACGATATGGCGAAACAGCCCAATGCCTTCGGGTACGTCGGTGATACTGTCATCCGCAATGTAGATTAGACGATCAATTTCTAGGTCGATTGTGGTGAAGGTCTGTGCGTCACGTTGGACGACTCCTATCACCTTGCCGTCCTTTAACGTCCACTTCTCAATCGTGTGCTGTGGTCGTGGGTCGATACAAGCAAATGTCAGCTTGCCATCTTCACGACGCTTGGCGGTGAACTCTTGGACACTGAACCCGTAGAAGCGGTACATCGCTGAACGTCGCACAACGCGATACCAAGGTGTGTCAATATCGTGTATCGCTTCTGATAATAAATCTGCGTAGGCTTTCGCTTCGGCGCTATCATCAAAAGGTTCTACGTTCCATTGTGCCTTAGATATTAAGTTGAGGAAGTAGCGAACGCCCGCGCCCACGATAGAAGTATTCGCGAGCATATCACTATACGTTACGAACTTCTTAGACCCGATTAACGACGGGTGCTTTTCTTTCTCTTCGATGTAGCCATTGTAACTCGCGTAGCCCGGGGAGCCTTTCTTCTCCGTGGGGACTGCGCCGTGTTTAGCCTTTTTTGTCTTTGCCATTTTTGACCCTTATCTTTCCAAAAACTCGTTTAGTGCCATGCTTCGCTAACCATTCCACCGTCTTCGGGCTGGGGTTAGTTCCGCCACATATATGCCATAGTTTAACTATGAACACGACGGGGCGCAACCACCACCGTATTTTCACCGTTACGGGTATCTCGTACTGCACCCGCTTTATCTTGTCTGCGCCCGATATTTTACCGAGCTTTGACTCTTTTTTATTCTCTTGCATAATCTCCCCCCGGAGTAACATCAGTTTGCTTATGTGCTTCGCCGCCCACTGGGATAACGTTTTTATTCATCAACATATCTTCCACTGCATCCATGAGCGGGTCAATTTGGTCATCGTGTTTATGTGCCATTAACGGGCTGAACTTACGGCACTCGTCTTTAAAATCGAATATCCAATCAGCGTTTAACGGTAGGTGAACATTACCCGTCGTAATCTGGGGAACAACACCGTAAGCACGAGTGATTTTATCTTTAGTACGTTGTATGCCGCGAATCGGTATTAACGTCTTTTTCTTAATGGTCTGAATCAAACTCGACCCGGACGATTTATCTTCCACTTTTAGAACCGTACAACGTATGCCTTGCTGCTTGCACCACGTAGTCATTTTATTCCAAAACTGTGTAACCGTTGCTTCCAATTCTGGGGCTTCTAATTTACCCCGGAACTGGTCAATAAGTATGATACCCATGCTAGGCGAATAGGCCCACGCTTGCAATACCGTGTAATCGTTGTGCTCTTCTTTCTTCTGGGCTGTATCCGCATAGATTCGCATGTATGCAATATCTCTCGGTAGCACTGTCCAGTATTTCCACCATTCGTCCTTGAAGATTGTACCACCTTTAGGCGTTGGGCGCTGTCCGTACTGTGAAGACGTTGTATATGGGTCTACCCGTTCCATTTCTACTAGTTTTTCTGCATCGTGCTTAAACGGCCACAGCGGCCCCTCGTCGAGGTCATATTCAATCGGTATGCCATGGGTATACTCTTTAGGATACCACGCGCTTACGGGCCCCGGAGGTACAGGCGTTGGGAGTAACAAATGGTGCCACTTCTCACCTGTACCGCCCGTGAGAAGATAACCGCTCGGGTCTTCCTCATGGATACGCTGCATAATGAGAATCATTGGCGTTTCACTTTCAATCGCTAAACGACTTTTAAAAGTGTTCATAAATCGGTTATTAATCTTGGCCCTTTTTGTTGGGCTGTACGCATCATCAGGTTTAATCGGGTCATCGAAGATAAACGCGCCTTGGAAACCCACCTCGAATCGTCCCGCACGGAAACCAGTAATCGCACCACCCGCAGCAACCGCATACACACCGCCGCCCTCTTCTGTATACCATTTCTTCTTGGACTTAGAATCTTGTCGGACGTTAAGACCGAAGAGGTCATGGAACTCGGGAGAGATGACAATATCTTTTGTTTTCTGGCTGTTCTCTAAGGCTAAATCGCCGGAGTAAGTCGCGTGAATAAATTTGGCCTTGGGGTTGATTGCTAGGCCCTGCGACATAAACAGGATAACGGCCATCTCGGTCTTTGTGTAACCCGGTGGCACGTTAATGATTAGTCGTTTAATCTCCCCTGTGAAAACTTTCCTTAGCGTGTTAGCCATAATCAAATGATGTGGGCTAATCAGCATCTTCATTGCTTCACGGTGCTTGAAGAAATAGCGGCTGTACGCAAGGTTGTCATTAAGTAACAAATGCTTAAGCATACGCTTTTCGTTACGCGTCCACTTTACCTCTTCCTCGATTTTATCGTTTTTATTAGCTAAAGGCATGGGATTAATACTCGTGGTTGAATTTTTTAGTGAACATCCTAATTTCAGACTTTGTCAACTTTTCTATTTCTTGCTGCCCTTCCGCTGTGCCGTTTAAATCCGTTTGGCGCTTCTTGGAATGGGTGTATTCTAGAATGAGTTTAGTAGCCGCTTGAGACTCACCGATGGACACTTTCGCACCCTTGTATCTCTCGCGGATAACATCGACTAGTTCCATCCAATCAAAGTCATCGGGGGCTGTGCCCTCACCATTACGGTCGTCTAACATCTCGACCATCTTGTAGATTATCGAGGTGTTACGTGGGTCTGTGCCGCTCGCTACGTGCATGAGGAATTCAAAAGGCTTGGGGGCCCCTATCTCTTCGCACATTGCTTCGATTTTTTCTTCTAAAGTTTTGATAAAAGACCCCTTGTTGATTCTGTGTATGAAGGCATACTACAGGATAAAGGGGCCGATTAACAAATGGTTTTTTAAACCGAGGACGTGTTCCGTTCGATTAGCGTGTCCAAGTTATACTTGTACTTGCCGATTACGTCCCACCCACCGTGGCTATTTTTGGTCTTGGAAAGGACCCCGGTACGCTGCGCTTTTTTAAGGAGTAGTCGCGCTCGGTTCATGCCACAATTGAACTCGAAGTGGATGTCTTTAATGGTCCAACGTTCACCCTTGCCAAGTACGCTTAGGTTGTCGTCGTCTGTTGGGTATAGTTTCATAGTGTCGCCTTATGCTTCTGGGTTGAAGCGGTATTTACGGAGGTCGGCAGTGCCGTCGTTTTCTTCATGTATTTCTTGGGTCTTGCGAGTAGCCGACTTGTGTACGAAGGTGGACTCTTCGGGTAACTCAATTTGCTGATACCCGGCGATGTCACCTTCGAAGTCCGGGTCAAATGGCGCGTCACGGTCATCTACGGCACAAGGGATATTGCTAACGGTTTTAAAGTAATCACGGGGCACAGGCATCGGCACAGAGGTATTCGGGTGCTCGACCTTTATGCCCGGGCCGATTCCTGATACTACCGCACGATATGTACAGCCTTTTACAAATGCGCCTATATCACGCTCACATTCGACCATACGGTTGTATAATTCGGGTGCTGTAGCTGACATATGGAGGTGAACACCGTTCATACTGCGCTCTAATCGCGCTCTCATGGTCTTTTCGAACTTAGCGGACATATCTACACCCTTAATCAGAAAAGGCTTCGAGTACGTCGGTTTGCCGTCTTCTATGCTCGCTATGTATTGTTCGTCTACGATAAACGCACCTTTTGTGATGTCAGGCATGACACATCGGCAGTTAAATTGCATTTGGTGCATCGCGTCAGCCGTTAAGGTCGGCTTCTCGACTAATAGACGGTCAGGCACTTGCATCAAGCGTTGCACTGCTAAAAAGGCGTCGCATATATCATCTGTTAGGGACGGTTCCTGACTCGCTCCGTGTTCCTTAATATCGAGCATGGCAAAGCGTCGCGCTTGGTGTTCGCGTCCGATGAACTCGGCATTACTTGTCATGTGTTGGATGAAAATATCGTTCGCACGGCTCTTACCCTTACGGGCATATGTCATGGCCTTTTGCTCAAGTGATGTAAAGTCGTGGCTTATTATTTTGTGTTGATTTTCGTCCGCGGCTAGCGGACGTGCGGGGCGCAACATTCTCGACGTCATTTCGGGCCACGATTTTCCGATGTAACGACCTGATGCGGAGTAGTCCGGGCTGTTAGCCAAGTCAATGCCCATCCATGCTCTGCTGAACGGTGTCGCCCCAATTACACGAGGGTCAAATGACAACGCTTCGATATGATCGTCATGGCCGCGGTCTTCGAACTTGGCGATGTCTCCGATGATGCCTTCCATGCCAGATAAGTGACCGTGGCGGAATGACCACGCAGTATTGCGAGTGACTTCAAACGCGTCGGCATCTACCCAACGGTTGCGGGTTGTATTCCCGGTTGTCTGCACAGTGTCATCGGCGGGATTGTATGCGGTGATGACGTACACTTCCCCTTCGATAAAGCTGCCTTTGGTGTGTTGCATTGCGCCGCCCAGAAACTTCCCGAGCATAGGTATTTTGAATTGGTTTAACGAGTCTGAAAGGTTCATGGTTTATGTCCCGTGTTAGTTTAATGATTCGTTGTTCGGTTACTACATCGTGGCCTTCGCGTTTAAGCATTTCCACGATGTGCGATGTGTGTCCTGATACACCTAAGACTAGTATACGTTTTCGATTGTGCAACTTTATTTCCCCTTTTATCCTAAGTAACTTATGCGGCATTTTGTGCTTAGTAAAAAATCATCTTTCCCATCCACGCGTAGCCGTTCAATTTGCGGGAGGTTCTTCGTGGCGTCGTCGTGTTTCTTGAACCACTTGGCGAAGGTCTGAAAACACATAAACTTTTTGCTGAGTCGGCACCCCATGTACATCTCGTAGTCATTCCGCACCCGAGTATTGGCATAACAGCCCCGGAGTAGCCGAATCCAAACCTTATAGGCCCGATGGTAGCCATATTGTGTGTATTTGCCCTCCCCGACCCATCCTAGCCCTTGGACTAATCCCTTGTAGAGCTGGCGACGGTCCAAGTCTGTTGAAGCCAATTCTGTTAAGCGTTTTTCCTGCGCTCGCCCAGCCTTAGAAATTTGGCGGTTCTGTATTTCCTGTGCAGGCTTAACTTGACGTGCGTAACTGTGTCCTGTGTTGCCCCCGAACTTGATAACCTCCCGGACGTTCTGCGCCGCGACTTTTCTAGCGTACCGTTCGCGACGGCGCTGGTTTACTCCGGCGTTTTTCGCTCGGCTGTCTTTCACCTTGGCGACGAAGGCTTTATGTGCGCGATTTTTTCTTCGGAACAACTTTGTGTCTTTCTGCAACTTGTAAAAGAACTTCTGGACCCCGACGGTTCCCCGGAGGAATTCATCTGCCGCGAGTTCTTTGCTTGGGGTATCCTTAAGCGTTATTATTTGTGGGGCTTTATAAACTCTGCGCGGCTTGAGCGACAAGTAACAAGTCTTGGCGCTGTACTTTGGACTAACCCGGCTTTCCGGCGCGATGCTAAACTTGCCCAGCAATTTCGGGCGGTGCTCTTCCTTAACCAAGTGCAGGTAAACTACATCCGAGTGGTCCACTAATATTTGTTCGTTAAACCACTTAAGGAAGTTGTCGAAACACTCCCACGACTTACTCACGTCAAGAGTGTTGAAACTACCCAAGCGTTCTTGGTCCATCACGCGAACAATCATATTTTTCCACGTTTTGTATGCGCGAACATTCTCAGCCCGCGAACCGAGGCCACGTTCTTTTATATACCCAAGACCTTGTAGCGTCCGCGGGAATTCTTTAATGTTGCTAATGCCATTACTCATAATCCATTTCCTTTATTACTCTTACGCTAAGTATAGTACAAGTTCCCGGGGCTAGCCAATCTCTCACGCAGAGCAAAGACTATTTATGTTTTTAAAATTTACAGAAAAAATTCTACATCGGCTTTTTCTCTGAGAGCTTTAATCTACCTGAGATATTATAGCAACCTTTGCTTCCCGTCAATTAAAGAATTCATCTCCCCTAGAGCCCTAGAGATTAAGGTGTACACTCTTCTACAGCCCCGGGAATTTTCGCGCAGCAGACGTGGACGATTTGGGCCGATTCTGGGCGGTTCTGACGTTTTTACCTTATTTATCAATGACTTACGATCAAATGAAAGTAGATTACTCTAAGTCCTTGATAGTACTCATGTTGTCATGTGATTAAACGTTAAGTTATTGATTACTATACACTTATCCCCTAGCCCTGCTAAAGAGGATACCTAATACTATCAATGACTTAGCGTTATATTGATTAGCTCGGCCCCTGTAGCAGTGGAGGCCCCAGAGCACGGGAAGCCCTAAGCTATTGATATGCCTACCTATATTGACCCTTTCATTTGGTGGCCCTTCTACTCTGGGAGCGTCCACGGTGGTATGGACACGCTATACTGATTAGATTCAAGGGGTTACAAATCGGCCCTGCTTCGTGGCTCTAAAGCTTTTACCATATACACCAATGGGTTAACCTATAACTACAT